ATTTGTAACTACTCTAGCAATTGCATTAGAAGTTTGACCTATAATATGCTCACCAATAATAGCATTTGATGCAACAGCTGCGGTAGCACCGAAAACTATATTATCAAAAGTTGGTTGTGTTTCATCACTTGACTCATAAACAGATAAAACTTTGACTACATCAGGTACATTTAAGGATATTTCCTGATCTTGAACTCTTAAACCATATGCATTTGGATTATAGGTTAATCCATCTTGAATACCAGTACCAATACCAGACTGCTGTAATTTAGATAAAGTTACCTCAACAATATTACTCTTAACATAATTCTTAACTTTACTTTGAATACCTTGTTTGACTGCAGTTACGTTAGCAACAGTATTAGAGTCACTAGCATTTAATCCTGAAATTACAACTTCAGATCCACCACTATTCAAACTAAAGTTACTAGCAGTTACTGATCCAACTCCAGAAGTAGATCCATAATGAATAGAATATCTACTTGCAGCATAAGAATCAAAGAATGCTGTAGTAATTCCATTTCCACCACCATCTTTAACACCTGGTGTTCCTGATATAGTAAGAGTTGTTGTAGAAGATGCAATACCTTCACCAGTAATTTGTGCAGCAATTGTCAGTGTAGATGAAGTAAGATCAACAGATGCAATATTAGTATCTGGTAATATTGTATATAATGAACCCTGTTCAGCCTCTCTAATAGATGGTGCACCAATGGATACATTTACAGTTCCACTTGTATTAATAGGTGTTCCAGAAAATATTCCAGCAACACTTGTACCTAAAGTACCAAGAGTTAGTGCAGTACCATCACCAGAAATAGCGTCAACATTTGCAAATATCTCATCACCATCACCTTGAGAATATCTAATTACTGTATTAGTTGCGATACCAGTAAATACTCCACCTGGTGATCTTAGTGTTGTTCCAGAGTTGGTTACGATTCCAACTGTTATTCCATTAGGTAGAGGAAATTTTTCTAAAAATGTAGTTGCGGTAAAGTCTTGTGCATAAACACCTGATGCAGTTTGTTTAATAGACTTAACATCTTTAATACCAAATGCTTTTACAGCGACTGTTTGTATTGATAAAGAATTACCTTGAATAATAAGTGGTTCATTTGCTAGGAATCTACCAGATGTTTGTTCTACAAAAAGATCATTTCCTGTTCCACTAGTACCACCATTACCAGCTCCACTGGGGTTCCATACATAACCAGTCGCACCACTATTTGCACCTTTTACATGATAAGAATGCAACACTTCTGTTGATGAAAGTGATCTATTTAATGATAATCTAGTAAATGTTTGAACATCATATAGATATAGATTCCATTTTGATGCAGCACCTTGATATTCATTACTATCTAAGTTAAAAGAATATACCCTTGCTCTACCTATTTTTAACGTTGATGCTGAATAACCATTATATAAAGCAATTTCTTTTCTATATTGAGGTTGACCTGCTACATTATTAACTTGCAACCTATTTCCCATTGTAAATGGAACACTAGTAGTATCTACAGTTTCAGTATCTCTTGGTTTATTAGCATCTATAATAGTTGTATTATCTGTATCAATATCATAACCTTTAACATATGCTGTTCCTCCACCGATCTTTATACACATTAAATCGTCTGAAGGTTCTGCTCCTTGCTCAGTTTGCTCATCAGAGAAGAATAATCCACCATTTCCCATTCTGTTGTTCAATGAATTATCAACACTTATATCAAATGGACTTAAAGTATAATTTCCAGACTCTTCAAATGTTCTTTCAGCAATATAATCTTTAATTATATTGTAATTATTTTTAGTGGTTATCTTTCTAGTTTCACCCTCAACAACCTTTACAATTTCAACAAAATCAGAATCATCATAGTCATCTGTTGCCTTTTTAGTAAGAGTTAATCCAATCTTAAATCTATCAGAACCAGGAGCAGCATAGTTAGTAAATCCTTGTGCGTTATCATATAATGAAGGATCGTCTTTTGCACCAATTATAGTTTCATCAATCTTTAAACCAACTCTATATGATGGTGTATTTGTATAATAATCTAAAATTATTGTTTGCTTAGTTACGTTAACAAAAGTTCCTCTAATAAAGAATACACCATCATTTACAGAACACGCAGATCCCACGGCTGTTGCATCTTGAGATATTAAGGTTGCTACTTCTTGTCCTGTAGAAATAGTAGTATTACCATAAACTATATTTTCTCTTGCTATTAGTGATTCACCATCTGTAAACACTTCAGTTGCGAAGTCTTCAGGACTAGAATCTATGTATTTTACATATATTGTTAGATCAGTTACATTAACACCATCAGGTAGTACAACTTTTTGTACAGTTCCAGTTACTCCTGAAGTTCTACCTTCTAAAACTTTACCTACAAGTTGATCAGCATATATTGAAACATCAATTCCAAACTGTAAAGGGCTCAATTTTACAGAATTGTACTGATAATCAACAGTGATTCCACCTGGAATTACAATCGACCCTTCTTTAAATATATGACTACCAAATTGTTCAACCTGATTTTGTAAAATAGATTGAAGTGTTGTTAATTCTCTAGCTTGGACTGGAAATCCTGGCTTGAATAAAACCTTGTAAAAATTCTTACTAGGATCAAAATCGTCATAGTAAGGGCTAATGTTTAAATCTTTCTTTTGAGCCATGATTTTTTAGAATTCCAGTATAATTTTAATGTCTTCTTTTTGTCTACTATCCCTAGTAACTGATTTGCGATTGTCGATGTAAATTACATCACCTGTCGTTTTATTTATCTCTGGATCAGCAAGACCACTTGTGAAATAAACACCTAAGTCTATTTCTCTACTACCATCAGTATAAGTGTTTCCAGTAAATGCAATAGCAGGGGAAGTATCGGATGGGCCACCAGCAGCAAAACTAATACTATTAGATGTAGCTTCAAATCCTAAAACTTTTGCATCTGTACTAATACCAATATAATCAGTTTGATCAGTATTATTTCCATAATATAAAGATCTATCCTGATAATATTTTAAAACATTAGTTTGCTTATCAAATGAAGCAACATATCCACGAGCAACGTCACCATCAGTACGTGTTTGGAATATAGAACTACCGATAGAAATAGAACTACCATCAAAGGAATCATCAAACTTAATTGCACCTAAAGATGAGTATTGACTACCAGTAAATACTGTACTCTTAGATGAGAATGTAGATGGATTTTTTACAATCCCTACTTGAGCAAAAGTAGTATCTGTTGGAAAATCTCTTGTAGAATCATCAAATCTTGCATAAATTAAAACTCTATCTGCACCCAATTCTTTATAAACATCATACCCATGCCCTCTAGAAGGAGGTATAATTGGTATAAGTTTTGCAAAAGTACTTGGAGCAGTACCAGTTGGTTGAAGTAAACCTAAATCAACAATACCATAAGTATATCCACTTCCACCTGCAGTCACAGTCACTGATTGAATAATACCACCAACAGTTTGTACAGATGCTTTTGCACCAGCACCATCACCAAGAATATCTACTGAAAATGTTCCATTATTATATCCAGCACCTGGATTTTCAATATAAACTTGTTTGATTTGGTTAAAGTTAACATCAGAATCAGCAGCTTCTCTAACATTTTGAATTTGAGAGTTTGTAGAAGTAGACCAGTCATTAGGAACTACAATATACTCTGTAGAATCAAATTTTATAATATCACTAGGTGATATTGAGAATAAGAACTTCCAAACATATCCATCACCACTTGTTCCAGCAGCAGATGGTTCTAAATCTGTAAATGTTGGTTCATCCTTTGATTTACCACCACCAGCCGTCGTAGAACCTGGTGCACCATAAGAACCATTACTTAGACAAATGTAAACATTGAAATCACTGTTAACAACATAATAATTAGCATCATATAATCTAGCAGTTTTTGATACAGGAGAGGGATTACTAATACTGTAATCCTGTCTGTACATATCATAAGAAGTATTTGAAGTCCATTGAACTTTTCTTATAACTCTTCTTATATTATTAGCATTTATTTTTTGACCAAATAGTGAAGTGCTTCTATATTGTGCTTCGTACGAGAGATTATCCGTTGGTAATAAAGGTGCAGAACTATCCCAAGTGCTAGTTCTACCAAATCCAGGATTTGGAGTAGCGGGATTGCTCAGTCCTAAAAAAACATAATAGGAGTTATTAGTATCAAGTACAGACTCTACAAAATTACTTGCATTAAATATTCTAAATTGATCTGTTACGACGGCAGACATATTAATTTTGTTTTTTTATAATAGATATTTATAAGAGTTTATTAAGATGTTGGATCGACAGCCCCAGTATCTCTAAAACCTTCCATCCTTCTCTGAATTGTTGGGAAGGTGGTTAAACCAGAATTAATGGTGAGACCACTAACACCGATTGCTATTGGATTCGCAGTATTTCTACCAAGTGCTCCACTCAATCTACCCATTGAGAAGTTTCCTGCTGGATTATTTTCCCATGCTCCTGTAGTACTTAACCCAGTATGCACAGTATCAGATTTAACGTTACAGATTATAATTGTTTCTGTACCACTATATCCTCCATGGTTACCACTAATGTTATAAACATTGTCTAGGAATTGAGTTCCTATACCAATTACTTCAGTATCCGAATCATAGATTGATGTTACACCATTTCCAATTTGTGTATTGTAAACACTTATTGGACGACCATCTTGTAATATAGAAAGTCCATCAGCAGAACGGATACTAAACATCAATGCTAAACCAGTTGATGATCCTGCTTTGGTAGTTGTACCAATTCCAGTGATAGATCCAGAAATGGCCTGAACTGAAGTAATGTTACTTACCAATTCAGTCTTAAATGGTGGGAATGATACTATAACTTTAGGTGGATTTGTACTTGTATAACCAGAACCAACAGTCACTGGTGAAGTAAGTATTACGGTTCCACCAGCACCAATGACTGTATTTCCAGTAGCAGTTGTTCCACCACCAACAGGTGCAGCAACTTGAATCGTAGGAGCACTACTATATCCAAGGCCACCATCTACAATAGTAAATCCTGATACTTGACCAGAACCATTAACTGTAGCAGTTAGAGATGCAGCACGAGGTTCTGGGATAGAATTATCTACAACAAATCCACCAATAGGTTTAGTAGGAAGATCATTTTCATAATTAAAGATTGATGCATCATCAACAAATATCTCAGAAGATTCTGTAGAAGATAGATCTCTAATAATCTTAGATGTTGGGAAGATGAATGGTTCTGTTATTCCTCTTGCCTTAGAAACAATTTGACCACCAATAGTCTTATCAACTTTTTGTTTAGTCCAACTAAACTGCTTTGTTTCACTAGTAATTCCTGGCCCAGTGTAGAAACTAGTTTCTATTCTATCTGAGTCAACAATTGCTTCGATTGTTCTTTCTGTTTGATCTTCTTTGGATGTATCTATCTTTAATAATTCAAGATTATCACCAGGTTTTATTGATTCTACAATATCACTGACTAATACAGTATCTGCACCATCAGTTCCACGATAGAAGAATATACTTACATCATCAGTTGTTCTAGGTGGTTCACTAAAGACAAATGATGTTCCTCCATTAAACTCATAACCAACTCCTGGCTCTTGGATTGCACCATTAACGATAATTAACAACGCATTTGATAGATTCATTTCAGGGAATGCTGGTGTATCTTCAGATTCAAATGCTAATAATTCACCATCATATCTTAATTCAAATCTTACTCTAGCACCATCTTGCTGATCCTTAATAGAATCAATATAATCAAATTGACCAAACTGCCATGCTGAGAACTCATCACTTCTAACTTCAACTGCATCAAATATTGCAGGAGTTATTATTTCCTGTAAATTAGAATCTGTAACTAAACCAACAGGTGTAAACTTATCACCTCTTCTAAATCCATAACCACTTCTAGTAATTCTCCAATCAGTTACTTCACCATAAGGTAAATCTTCGAAGGTTGTTATTCCAACAAATACTTTAATAGTATCAGTATCTACAATCTCCTGAATAGCAATGCTCTGTCCTGAAACTGGATCAGTTGAACGTGGATAATCATGTTCACTATTGAAGTTATCTCTACCACATGTAAAGGTTAATGAATCATCAGCAATTGTAATAGTATTAGCAAGTGATAAACCATGATTAGTGGTAAATGATAATTCAAGAATACCTGTTGATGGAATATATCCTGCATCATTAACAGTTAGAGTTCCACCAATACTTCTTGTTACAGAGTTAATACCAGCACTTACAAATCTATGCTCATCACCACGTGGACGTTGACCCATACCAATATTAA